TTCGCATCATCATCAACCTGTAAATGGCGTAGCATACATAGGTATCATTGCCGCAGAAACACTAATAGGACTTTCTAAGTATACACGTATAGCCCAGTGGTGTGCTAGAAGAGGAACATTACAAGAAGAACTAAACAATGTGATTGCTAACGAAATACAAAAAGCAACAGGTAGTTCGAACATAGGTGTCTATTTACAAGCAACACATGGTTGTTGTGAAAATAGAGGTATAGGTGCTCATAGTAGTTTAACACAGACTACTGTACTACGTGGAGCATTTAATGAGGATCCAGGAACTAAAAAGGAGTTTATGGACAATATTAAACTACAACAAGAATTTGCTTGTGGAAAATAGAAAGGATAACATGAATCATTTTTCAGTTAGTATAGTTAAAAGTATTTTTAGAATCGTAGCAGGTGGATTATTATCCTATGGAGGCTACGTTTTTTGGTCGGCAAATATGTACAGTGATATCTTTATAGCAGACAGTGGGTTTGTAATAATGTTATCAGGTGGAGCATTTGTCATAGCAGAAGCATTAGGAATAATTGAGGAAATAGTCTAATGAAGTTAAGTGAATTTAGAAAAAAGTTTGGTGAAGGTACAGATTTTGATCTTGACTATGGAAAACTTTTTATAATTGCTTTATGTATATACATTGCTATAAAGGTAAGTTAATGAAAGTTATAGCATTGATAGATAGGTTCTCTGGATGACGAAACGAATTGGACTCATGTACGGAACGACCACTATGAATAGTGAACGTGTAGCCGAACTTATATGGGACAAAATGCAAGAAACTGAACTACATGATATACAAGATGGAGTCGAAGTTTTAGAACAATATGAGCATGTCATATTGGTTGCTCCTACATGGGATTATGGTGCTTTACAAGAACACTACATAGAACATTGGGACAATTTACAAAATGTTAATTGGACTAATAAAAGTGTAGCTCTTGTTGGCTTAGGAGATCAAGTTGGTTATGGTGATTTGTATCAAGATTCTATGAGTACAATATATGAAACTATTAAATCATTGGGTGGCAAATTCATTGGCTTTACAAGCACAGATGGACATAATTTTGAAACAAGTCAAGCAGTAAGAGATGGTAAGTTTGTAGGTCTTGCTATAGATGAAGATAATCAATCTAAATTGACAGAAGAACGTCTAAATACATGGATACAAGAAATAAGAGCTTGTTGGGGGTTAAAATGATGACGTTAGTACCTAATACTGGTAGGCAAAGAGGTATTGCTACTACCAAAGAAAAGAAATACTATTACAGTGAAATATTTTATAGTATTCAAGGAGAAGGACATTATACAGGTGTTCCAACTGCTTGGATACGTTACTTCTTATGTAACTTACAATGTAATGGATTTGGACAAATAGATCCTACAAATCCTGATACATATGAACTACCTTTTTTAGAATTTGATCCTATGAGTGTAAACAGGGTAGAAGATCTTCCTGTATGGGAGAAAGGTTGTGATAGCAGTTACACATGGGCTAAAAAGTTTAAAGGGCTTATGGGCAATGAAACTCCAAAAGTAATTGCTAACAAAATTATAGATATATTGAAAAACAAAAGTAATCCAGAAGGAAAGTTTTTACATCCTGTATCACAGTTTCATCAACATCTTTGTGTAACAGGAGGTGAACCTTTGATGACAACAGGACAAAATGCTACTATAGGAATATATGAAGAACTACAAAGGCAAGGTAATTTGCCAGGCAGTATGACATTTGAAACTAATGGTACACAACAATTACGTCCAGACTTTATAGACTGGGCAAAAAGAATTAACACAGAAATATTTTTTAGTGTAAGTCCTAAACTATGGACAGTATCAGGTGAAAAACCCGATAAGGCAATAAAGCCAGAAAAGGTTGGTGAATATTATGATCTTAGTCAAAAAGGACAACTAAAGTTTGTTGTTGGTAACAATGATGAACAATGGGAAGAAATGGAAAGTGTTATAGAACAAATGAGAAAAGCAGGTGTAAAATGGCCGGTATGGGTAATGCCAGTAGGTGCTCGTTCAGAAGAACAAGAAGCAACTGCCGGTGATGTTGCGGCAAGAGCATTTCAAAGAGGCTACAACGTAGCGGCAAGAGTACATGTTTATCTATTTGGAAACGCAATAGGAACGTAAAGGAGTTGATATGAAAGATATCATTAATAAGATAAAAGGTCTTGGTAAAAAGAAAGAGGAAGTTAAAAAACCTCTTAGTGCTGAAGAAGAAAGAAGAGCAGTACTAGCCAAAGAAAAAGAAGCGGCATCTAAGAAAGGTGAACCTTGGGTTGGTGTATTGGATACAAAAGTAAATCCAGATAACATTAAGAATGGGTTTTTTGAGCTTGATTGGAACAATGAATTTATTGAACAATTACTCGATGCTGGTTATACAGGGGAATCAAATGAGGAAATCGTTGATTCTTGGTTTAAAACTATAGCTAGACAAGTGCTTGAAGATGGTGGTGAAGATCCAGACAGAGGTGCTGGTTTTATAGACACTACCAAAATTGATGAAAAGAAAACAAAAGTTTCTTGACAAATTACACAATAGAAAGTATAGTAATACTATGACTTACATATTAGTAGATACAGCAAATACATTTTTTCGAGCTAGACACGTAATACGTGGAGATTTAGAAACTAAAATTGGTATGGCATTACATATCACGTTAGGTGGTATACGTAAAGCATATCAGGACTTTGAAGGTGCTCATGTTGTTTTCTGCTTAGAAGGTCGTAGTTGGCGTAAGGATTACTATGAGCCTTACAAAAGAAATAGAAGTGATGCTCGTGCGGCACAGACAGAAAGAGAACAAGAAGAAGATAAAGTGTTCTGGGAAATATTTGATGAGTTTAATAAGTTTGTAAGTAACAAAACAAATTGTTCTGTACTACATCACCCTACTTTAGAAGCAGATGATTTGATCGCAGGTTGGATACAAGCACACCCTAATGATAATCATGTTATTATATCAACTGATGGTGACTTCGGACAACTTATTGCTCCTAATGTAAGTCAATACAATGGCGTACAAAATACTATTATTACACACGAAGGATACTTTGATGATAAGAAAAGATTGCCTGTGATAGATAAAAAGACAGGCAAAGAAAAGCCTGCTCCAGATCCTGAATGGTTATTGTTTGAAAAGTGTATGAGAGGTGACACAAGTGATAATGTGTTTAGTGCTTATCCTGGTGTAAGAACAAAAGGCACAAAAAATAAAGTAGGCTTGTTAGAAGCATACGCAGATAGAAAAAGTAAAGGATTTAATTGGAATAATCTAATGTTACAACGTTGGATGGATCACAAAGGAGAAGAACATAGAGTTCTTGACGATTACAATAGAAATGTTGTTTTATGTGATTTATCAGCACAGCCTGGTAACGTTAGATCGATTATAAACGACGTAGTAGAAGATGCTATGGAACAACCGAAAAGCATATCACAAGTTGGATTACATCTTATGAAGTTCTGTGCTAAACATGACTTACAGAAGATAGCAGATAATGTTCAACAATATGCTGAACCACTACAGGCAAAATACTCATAGGAGGCAAACATGATAAAAGCAAAACCAATACTAAAAAACAAATTTTGGATTATAGAAAACAATGGTCAAAGAATAGGCACATTATCTAAGCAAGAAGATAAAAGATATATGTATAGTTGTGCTACTGGTACTGAATATTTTTCAGATACAAAAAGTTTCAACAGTTACATAGGAGGAGTAAGCTGGGATAAAACAAGTATTTCAGATGCTGACTCTGTTATAAAAGAAATACACGGCTTTAGTACTTCAACTAAACCACACAATGTAATTTATAATGTACAGAAAAAACTTCCGCTTTTTACAAAAAGCAAAAAGTCTAAAAGTTTATATTGTGCTGGATATTATATAATTAAGTTTGACAAGGGTTGGGTAAGAAGTTTTTGTCCTAAACTTGTTACTCTTGAAACCTATGATTACAAAGGACCTTTCAAGACTGAATTTACTATGAGAGAGGAACTTAAAAATGCAAACAAAAGAAGCTATTAATACAATTCCTATACAAAAGTTTATCCAACAGGTAAAGATTGCTGATTCAGGTCAGCATAAAGAAATTAGGATGAATATACAAGAAGCAAAAAATCTTATGTTTTCTTTAAGCACACTCATTGCTAATACACAAGGCAGGCTAGAACAACTTATTGTTGATAACAAATCAACTGGTGAAGAGACTGTTACAATAGCAATGGATGGTGGTTCTGAATGGAAATAAACAGATAGTTTAACCTAAAAAGAGATAAATATATACGTATATAATTTGAAGGATACGTATATGAGTAGACCAAAACCTACAGTAATATTAGAGAACATAGATAAGAACAATTACAAGTGTGAACAAATACTAAAGGCAGAAGCAATATGGGCTGTCTTTTTTAAAGGCGCTCCTTTTAATTTAAAAACCTCTAATGCTCTTACAAATTACCCCGGACCTAAATATAAGAAAGTTTCTTTTTCAAATCCAGGCCATGCTCATAATCTAGCTAAGAAGCTAAATGAGATGTTCAAGTGCGAAGACTTTTCCGTGTATAAACTTACAAGTGGAGAAGTGGTAACGGATGAATGAACTGGAAAGAAACATACACTAAGATCTTCCTAAAACAGGCTGATATTGCAATTAGTGAAACATCACTAAAGCAGTACATGCCTCTATGGTGGCAAAACACCAGAGGCAAAACACAAGGCGGATTACGTCTTACTGATGATGGCTTTGATTTTCTTGCTGAAAGAATAGATCTACAGATGTATGAAATACCGTTTCCTAAAGATTTTACCATGACTACCCAAACTGTCATTTTTTTAGACCAATTCATAAATTGTCCATACTATCTTGGTAACAGAAGTATATGGGTAACGGATGAAAAGAAGTCTATGGAACTACATCTTTTCTCAGGTGATCTCCGAAAATATGGGTTAGTGAAAGCAATCGAACGCCAAAAAAAATAATATTTTGGTAAAAAAGAGGTTGACTTTTACCTAATTGATGCTATACTGTATACATAGTTAGAAATTAGGCACTGACACAAAAAGGAGTACAAAATGGAAAATATCGCACTAAGAACAGTTAGTCCGAACGGAGCCAAAAGAAGCATCCGTAGGGCATTCAAAAAGAAAAGACCAATTTTTATATGGGGACCTCCAGGCATTGGTAAGTCTG